TTATGTGATCTGCTTCCAATCTGTAACAGCAGTAGTCCCGATTGATAAGTAACCAGTACCGGCAACAATAGCAAGCAATCCGACATCGGTTGGCGCGCTAGATATAGATGGCGCTGGACCTGACTGAATGGACGGCTTCAACACGGGGGCTCTAAAAGAAACCGATGAACCTGACACCGTTGCATTAGCTGTAGTTGTAAGTTCAACGGTGTTACCAACCACCGACTTAACCACTTTTCCACCTGATACTCCTACGATAGACAGCCATGCCCCTTCATATATGCCAGATGCATCGGCTACGGTAAGCGTAGATGAACCCGCAGTGATGCTGCCAGTAGTAGATAAAGCGCCTAACGTACCATCTGTGGTAACCACATATTGCGCCACTGAGCCAGGTGCTATAGGGGAGATGTTAATCCGGTCATTCTGCAGGTATGTTCCAGAAACGGGCTTGCCTGACAGGGTGTATTCACGGAACCCCTTAGATGCCTGCCCATGCCCACCAAGATTAGATTTTTTCCCTAATCCAATGAACACCGAGTGTACATCGATATACTCACCTGCACTGACGGAGGGGCCATATACCTCAACGGCAAGAACATCACCAACGCCTGCTTTAACACTAAATGAGCCAACAATAAAATCCCCGATGATTAGAGATTTATTACTCATTGAGTCAGAGTACGCATCACCAGTGGTGCGATTTTTTACTCTAATTTGCAACGCACCACCTGACGGTTTCCTGAAGATCGCAGTGCAGGAGTACCAACCAGCAACAGAGAGAGGTTCTGTTTTATAGGCAAACAGGCCGAATGGCCCAGTTGCACCGATTCGAATGTAATTCTGCAGCTGGGTAACACTGACATTGGTCGCCAGATGCACATCACGAACAGGGCCGTACACAGGATAGCTGTTAGCAGCGCCACCAATAGCCAAGTTTTCAATGGATGTTGGCTCACGGATTTCTGGTCGAAACCCATACATTGACTGCTCAGTACCAGTACCGCCATCACTAGCCCGTTGCCCATCAAAAGAGAACGCATTAACTGCGGAGCAGTTGCCATGAGTATTGACTTGCAGACCTTTCAGGTCAGGATAGTTTCCAGCCTGGTCAAAATAGGTGCTATAGAAGTCAATGGAATTTGGTGTCTGTCCATCTCGATACTGGTTGCTTTCTACTACGAAATTTCCACGGAATTCGCCACCGAAAAATGACATAGACTGCAAAGATCCTATGCCACGTAACGTTAAGCCAGTGATGATTGAATTGTGAAATGAGTTATCGTTGAACTCGTGATTCGCAACACGGGTCCCTGATGTTATGAGAAGAACCTCACCAAAGCGGGTTCCGCAGAAATGGTTCCAATAGTGAGAGACAAAGCCAAGGCCCAGTGTTTCGTCACCAAAGATCGTCTTTTCAAAATGGCAATCGCCTAAATATGAATCCCACAACCCAGCTACATTAACAACACCTTCGACACGAAGGCCGACAATTCTAACCCGTTTATTGCTCAGTAAGTTGAGCAAGTTATGAGTGTACTCACCGCTAGGGTGGCGTAGAACTACCCCTGTTGCATTGATTGTGTACCGCTGCAAAGGACTATCGACATTACTATTTCTCTCCTCGATTTTTAGGGGGGTAGACAAGTAGTACACCCCGGCAGGAATGGTCACGTCGCCAGTTGTAAAGCTATCTAAAAACTCCTGAAGACTGGGAAAATTAGAAGAATTTCTCACTAAATCACGCGCAACGAAACCACCAACATTGGGGTTGGTATCAGCATCAACAGTCTGTGGATATGGCCCAGAGCCAGAGTAAGCTATACCTGTGACCTCATCCAATAACACATGGATAGCAGATGGTAGTAAACCACCATTTTTGAAGCTCTCTGGAATAGGGCGAAGAGTCCACCCATTATCTGCGTAAGTGCGGCGCAGGGCTTCACGAGCACTCATGGCGTTGGAGATACGCTGAATGGCCAGCAGCAGCTGATCATCATCAACTTTGCTAGGCTCAATCCCAGCAGCTTCCAGCACGTTCAGTACTTCGTTGGTCATCTGGTTGAACCAGTCACCACCAGGCACGGTCGGGGCCTGGCCAATGCCGCCCTCGGTGAAATACTTACGAATGGCGCTTTGCACAGGCTTGCGCGCAGGTTGCGTATCAACGCCGGTTCCGGTATCAGGCCAGTACGCCATGGTTACACCTCATAATTAAAGTCGTAGTAAAAGCCCGCAATCTTCAGGCGGTTGAGCACGCATTCGAGAATGAGTGCCGCATTGCCACGCAGCGGCGTAAGAACGTTGTCGAGCACGGTGAAGCGGTCTTCTGGTATGCCCAACACATCAACCCGCAAAATGAAGCGGGCAGATGCCGGATAAATAGGGAAATTGACGTCGCGCAGAACGTGGTGTGGCCACTGCTCATATACCTTGACGGTGAAGCCAAGCGCAGCCGCGATCTGCTCTATCATCCATGTCTGCAAGCCGCCTTTTCGGTGGTATTTCTCGACCACGGCGGCGCGGCGCTGTTCGAATGATTGGTTGGTGATATTGCACTCTGGCAGGCCAAGATAGTTCTCCCATTCCGGCAGCAGCTGAACGGTCGTTTCAGGGCGCATTTCAAGCAGCAACTCATCTGCGCTCAGCTCCAGCTCTTGCAGGCGCTTGGCGAATCCCAGCACATATTTCGGCAGGTTGGCATCAGGGTCGCGTGGCCATGCGCGACCGCGCGGCATCTGCTGCAATAGCGCATCGCCCCACTGCTCTACAGGGTGGGCCATGTGATCACCCCGATGACGTTTAACTCATCGATATTGGCAGGCACATCTGCAGTCAGATCCAGGGTGTAGTTCTTGACGCCTGGAGCGCTACCAATGGCAGTGCGAATTTTGGATACAAGCATGGGATCACCCGGTTGCAGGGTGCGCTCGTAGCCGTTGAGATTCTTCTCGATACCGGCGCGGATCTCGGCGCTGTCAGGGGTAGGAACGATAGCGAGATCAGTCACCTTAAGTAGCGGACCGATAAAGACCGGCTCGATACCTGCAGGGCGACCAACCAGCACACCAGTAGCTGGGTCAGCATGACGGAACAGGTAATCCTGCATCATGAACTGGTCGGTAGGCGTTGGCAGGATGTCAGCCCGGTCATCATAAACCCAGCCGATCCCGACCGTTCCGCCGCCTTGCCATACGTCATAGGCCCATGCGCGGGTCACGCCTGCAACCTCACGCATCCAGGTGACGTAATCTGCCACCGCGCCACCCATAGGCGGGTTGCGTTTGCGGAAGAGCAGGCGCTCCAGCAGCTGGTTGATGGGCTCGATATCGGCGCCGCCGCTGATGTCTTCGCTGACGCCGTTGGATTGCAGCCCGGGAACTGGGGTTACCAGTGCCAGCGGTTGGCCAGCGGCAAGGTTACCTGCTGCGCCTGCTTCTGCGGCCTGCACCTGCACGGCCACAACGCCGCCGCTTGGGCTGGCGCTGCTGGTGACGGTGTATTGACGGCCGTCACTGTGCTGCAGCACGGTGCCGACAGGAGCAGGAACGGTACCCTGCAGCGTGGCAGGCCCAGCGGCATAGGTCGCCTGTTTGCGGATCACCCCTTCAAACTGGGCCATTTCGATAATGGTCTGGTCATCCGACTCACTGGTCGGGATGATCTGGCGAACAATCCACATCTGGTGATCGTAGAGGTCGCGCTGGCCAGCGGAAACGGCGGCATTCAGCGCCTGCTCGATGCCGAACTTGGGCAGCACGGTGCCAAGGCTTGATTCGATATCAAGCAGGCCGCTGGCGGTGATCTGGCGCAGGGTGGGGACGTTATAGGGCATTGGCTTGCGCCTCCCACCGCTTGTTGATGGTCATGGTTGTATCGGTTCCGTCAGGGCGGGTGATGGCAATGATGAGCTGCAGCAGCTGAAACTGGGGAATGGCGCCGGTCACCACGATATTGCTGGCAAAATCAGGCTTTAAATGGGCATCAAGGGCGGTTTGCGCATAGGTCACTGCCTTGTTGCGCACGTCAGTGGTGAGCTTTTCGCGATCGAGCAGCCAAAGCTTGCTTCCCCACGGCTGGTCGGCAAAGGTGTCGCCAATCCAGCCACGCTTGTCGCCGGTACCATCTGGCAGCACGTCGGAGTCATCGGCGCGGGCATCGGTAAACAGCACCTGCAGCACCAGGGTTTCGAGTCCATCATCCTGACGCAAACCGGCCGAGGTGATTTCAATATCGCCCCGGCCGGTTTCGTTGTTCCAAATGATGGCTGTGGTCATCGCCCCTCACACTGGCGGGGATGTTTGCCCTCCGCCCGGTAGATTGTGTTTATGTCCAAGGAACGAAATGCCGTTAATGATGACATCAGCATCAGTAGTGATGTTCAACGTCACGTGAAGCGCGCCTTGAATTTCATTTTCAGGGGATATAGTGAGGGTTTGTTCTTCTGCGGTGATACTGACGCTTTTCGCGCTTAGCTCGGCATAGCCGTCTTTGCCAAGGAGGAGGTTGTGACCCTCCAGATGGTATAGGCAACTATCCCCCGCCTCCAAGTCTTTCGGGCGAAAGCCCTTATGTTCGACGGCAATGGCCACCAGTCCGGCGCGAGCGCCACCAACCCCCAGCACGATGGCTTCAGACCCCTCTGGCGGCACGCTGGTGTGACCGTAGTTCTGGAAGCGCTCGACATCATCAGCCCCCTCGTCAGCCAGCACCTTGAGCTGCAGGTTCTGGCGCTGCAAGGCGTCATTGACCAGGGTGACGATGGCGCGATCGGCAATCAGGCGCAGGCGGCGCTGTAGCGGGGCAAGCAGCTTCTGCACGTCACGAATACTTACCATGTGGTTACCTCTTTGGTCTGTTGCTTGACCACTTCTGCGGGGATCAGCATCGCCTCGCGCGGGGTCAGGTTGATGATGGCCTCGCGGCCTGCCTGGTCGCCTTCCATCATGGTCACCGAGACGATCAGCCAGTTCACATCCAGCCCCTGGATCTCGTCCTTGACGGTGCACATCCGGTTGATGCGCCAGAGCGGGCCGCTGTCGCCTTCCATCCCCTGTGTGCGCCAGCCAGCGACGGTGATCTCGGTCTGGGTACCTTCTCCGATGCTGCGCTGTTTCTGCCACTGTCCGCGCTTGCTGGCACCGGCCACTGTGGTGACATCTTCGGCGATGATGATGCGGGGTCGATAACGCGGCACATCAGGATCGGTGATGGTCGTCTTCTGACCTCCGATAGTGGTGGTCGGGGTGTTATCCCACGTCGCACCGCCGCCGTAGCTGCTGCCCTTGACGATCCATTCTGATGCCCGGTCGCGCATGCTGAAGTTGCCACGGGCCGCCATAATGTTCTGGCCAAGGATAAGGCTGGCCCCCATCGCCTGCTCGCTGGCCTGTGTCAGCACCAGCTGGCCCTTCTCGTTGGTGGTGAGCAGCACGGCACGCTGCTTGGCCAAGCGGTCAAGCAGCTCGAAACAGGTCTCGCCCTGCTCGATGGCCACGCGGGGGAAGGCTTCCCCCAGATCGCACTCGACCACCACTTCGATATTGAACGGCTCGCAGATATCGCGCGCCACATTGTCGAGGGTGACGTTCTGCCATTGGCCGCTTTTGTAGATGGCCGAGCAGTCCACCAGATCGCTGGTCTTGCTGCGGCCGCTGACCACCCAGCTGACCTCTTTGGCGTCATAGCTGGGGGTGAAGTCGTCAACGTAGCCGGTCAACACCAGATCGTTGCCGATATGCACGGTGCAGGCGCTGCCTTCGCGGATGACCATCGCCTTGGCATCGTCCCATTTGCGGGTCAGGTGCAGTTCGAAATCACCGGCAATATCGCGCAGGCTGCGGGTGATGCGCACCTTCTGCCAGCCGCTATAGAGCTGACCATCCACGCGCAGGGTAATGGGTTCAGCCATTGCTCACCTCATCCACGACCTGAATGTTGGTGCTCGGGGTGATAAAGGCCGGATCGCGCAGCTTGTTGCCCATCACCAGCCGATCGCGGTACTCGGCATTGCCATACTGCTGCCACGCCAGCAGGGCCGACGCGGTGGTGGTGGTCAGGGTGATCTGACGGCGGCGCGGCAACTTGGCGCCCCGTTCGCGGCTGTCATTGAGCAGGGCAAGGCGCAGATCTCGCAGGGCGCGCCACACATCGCTCTGCTCTGCCTCTACCGCATCCATGGCCAGCTCGGCCAGTATGTTGGCCCAGTAGTTGGCCAGCTGTTCCAGATCGTCGGCAGTGAGCAGCAGATTGCGATCTGCCCCCACTACGCCATCCATGGTGACCGGACGGCTGATCTGGTTGTTGACCTGATCGCCAGTCAGCGACTGGCCGATGGTCACCTGACCGTTCTGGTCAGGGGTAAAGTCGCGGGTGGTACCGAGATCCGCACTGGCAATGGCACTGGCCGCCGCCGTGGCGGTAGCGCGGTCAATCAAGGCGGTGAAGGCCTTGCCGTTATCGAGCGCGGCATTCAGCTCGGTGGGGGTGTCGATGGTCGGTACCGACGAGGCCACACCAGTGGTCACGTCGCTGTTGATGCTGGTCGGCAAGCCGCCCGTGATGGCCAGCTCGGCGCGCATCCCTTCCCAACGGCGGCTTACCTGGTCATAAACAGAGAGCGCCCGGATGGGGTCAGTCACCACTCCTTTGACATCCTCAACGATGCCGGTCACCTCGCGGGCAAGTTCGCCCGGGTAGGCCAGCAGCGAACCGACGCTATCCTTGGTGCGCATCAGGCGATCGGTCCATTCACGGAACTGGTCCGGCAGGGATGGCAGGCCACGGGTCAACTCGTCCAGATCGTCGAGGAAGGTATCGACCATCACGCCCATGTTATCGATGCCGGTAACGAACGAATCGAGGAATGATTGCTCGCTGGACCCCTGCGCTGCGGCGGCGGCATTGCCCAGGGTGGCGGCGGTATCGATGGCAGCAGTGGGGAACAGGCGTTTGCCAGCTTCCCATACCGTGAAGGTGACATAAGCGACGCCATCCTCTTCGTTATCCAGGCGGTGGCTGACATCGCCAACCTGCACCGTGCGCACGCCCCACCACGGGTGGATCATCTCGCCGGTGCCTGGCTCGTTCAGGGCATCCAGCAGGCTGCGCAGCTGGGTCAGATAATCCTTGCCGACCAGCTTGCCGGTTATCTGCTCGTTGGTGAGCACCGCGCCGTTGTCTTCGGTCCAGCCGCTTTCGCGCTTGGGGTATTCGCGGGGTATCGCCCGGCGACCGCCTTTGCCTTCTACGGTATTCAGCAGGAATTCAACGCCACGGATCGAGGCGGTCAAACGCTCTTCAAAGCTCATTCAAACCATCCTTAAGGCATCAGTGAAGGGCCGTTATCCACGCGCACCTGCAGCCCGGGAGCCGCATCGCGGGCGCGAACCGTGATGCGGTCATCGCTGACTTTGATATCGAGGGAGGCATTGACCTTTTGTTCAAAAGCATTTTGCCGAGGAGCTGACAAGCCTGTTGCAACTTCTGCCTGTAATTGCTGCGCCATCATGGCGAATGCATCCTTATTACTAAGCATGGGCTCAGTAGGAAGGGTCGCCCTTGATACTTGTGCAGCATCGCTTTCAGCCTTCAATTTCTGCGCCTCTTCCGCTTGGCTGGCCGCATATATAAGACCAAAAGATCCGGTCGCAAGTAATCCTGGGGTCATTTTCTTGAGGGCATTGAATGCTTTTGGGACTTTACCAGTCGGTTTGTCTGGGCCGCCTGTTGGGATATCAAAACCACCACCCGGCATATTGACCACATAGACAGGGGTCGCGCCCAGATCGGCCATGGCACCACCAAGGCCACCGGCACCGCCCTTACTTGGCTTGGCGGCATCCCACACGCCCTTGGTCCATTTAACCGCATCGATCCCTTTCTTGACGGCCACCAGACCGCCGACAACCAGGGCGATATTCTTGCCGGTCTCCAGCCAGTTCTGCACGGCATCCGGTTCCAGGCTGTTGATGGCGTCGGCCAGTTCAGCGATCGGGGCGGCCAGCTGCTTGTTGGCAAACTGGTTCCAGCTGTTGCTGACCAGCTGCAGGCTGGCGGCAAAGTCGCTGGCAGCCACGGCGGCATCATTCAGGGTGGTGCTGCCATCGCCGGAGAGCTTGAGGAACTCGTCAAACGCTTTGACGTCGCCGGTCTGGACGTACTCGGCGATCACCGGCTTGAGTGCCCGCTTGGCTTCGTCGGTCAGGTTGAGCATCGAGAGCTTGCTGGAGAGGCCGCCAGACTTGGTGACGATCTCTTCAATCAGCACCGGCAGGCTGCGCATCACCTCTTTGCCCTGCTTGAGCTTCTCGGGGTCGAACACCTCAATGCCGCCCAGCTGCTTGAGCTTCTTGACGGTCTCTGGGCGGGTAATATCGCGAATGATGGATTCGAAGGCCGTCACCGCTTCGGCATCTGATCCGACACCTTGACGGATGATCTGCAGGGCTGCGCCCAGTTCGGTGACTGCGCCGGCACCTTCTCGACCTGTGGCCGCATAGGCGGCGAAAATCTTTGGGCCCTCTTTGGCCATGTTGGCCAGGGTAAAGGCGCCCTGCTTACCCTGCATGTTGAGGGTATCGATGGCGCGCATCGCCGCTTCGCTGGAGTCGATGGCCAGCTTCTTGAACTCGGTAAAGATGCCGCCAACTTCAAGGCCACCGGCGCCGGTCGCCTGAATAACGGCGGCGATATTGGGCAGGTTGTTGATGGCGTATTCGAGATCGCCGGTCTTGGTCAGGATCTCTTCGACGGCCGCGGTCGCTTCGCTCGGGTCGATGCGAATGCCTTTGGTATTGCTGACGGCGTTGATCTCGTCCTTCAGTTCCTTGGCCTTATCGCGGCTGATATCGGCCGCAATGGCGATACGAGAGATCCGGCGATCAAGCTCGGCATAGCCACGAACAGATGCACCGCCAACCATGGCGGCGCCCAATGCCACATAGCGGTTACCCATGGCATCGATACCCCGGCCAGCAGCGGCGGTGGACATCTTGATCATATTCATGGCGCGCTGATTATTGGCGGCAAACTGGCTCATGCTCTGGCCATATTGCCGCGATTTGGCGGCCAAGTTGCCAGCGAGGTTAATAACAATATCGGTGACAAGTTGCTTGGCCATGATATTTCCTTTTACTTCTTCGGCGTCAGCGCCTGTTTTAATTTATCGAAGCGAATAAATAGATGGCGCAATGGCAAGTTTTCCAGCTCGGATGTCGGTATATATTTGCTCATGGCAAACATTACCCCCATTGCAATATCAACGAACTGGATCTGCTCGCCCCCGTTCCTCTATCCTTCTGGCCAAATCTTCTGCCAATGCCTGGTCAAGCTCTTGCGCCTTGCGTTGAATAAGATCGAAATCTTCTGTGTGAAGTTTTCGAATCGTCTTTATTTCGATAGGGCCCTGCACTTCTCCTATATATGCAATCTGGCGGCGCAGTAATTCCAACCCGTAAAGCACATCACTGGTATAAGCAACGGCCTTACCGCCTGGATGCACTACGACTTTTTCAGCAGCCAACTGGGCATCGATAAGGTCATTAGTATTCAGCTCACGCAGGCCAACTTCACGATAAAGGAGCGGCTCATCGCCGCTCCCCACCGCCTTCAGCCCATGATCGAGTTCGAAGGTAATCAAGGCCATGGTCAGATCCCCACTACCTTGTCACCGAAGAAGGTGGCCGCGATATCGCCGGACTCTTCACGCAGGGTGGCCGGTTCGTTGGTGCTGGCCTTGGTCATCATGTAGCTGACGCCGTTGTCACCTTCCCAGGTCATGGTCGCGTCTTCGATGGCGTTGATTTCGATCACATCAACGTCTTCATCAGCGGCGATCACAATCTCGATACTGGGCGGGCTGTACTTCTTGCTCTTGCCCCACACTTTGCCGGGGCCAGTGTGCTGGGTGCGGGTATAGCCGCCCGGGTTGAGCACGGCCCCGCCCTTGGTCTTGAACTGCTTGCCATTCGCACGAACGGTCACTTCACCGAGGATCATCCCCATGATTGGCTCCTTAGAGTTTGAACTGGATCAGCTCCGCAAAGATGCGGAATTGGTTGACGATATCCGGATGGCTGAGAGCATCCAGACGATTACGGTCGCCAGATGGTCGAACCACGCTCAACGATTCTTTGAACAGATCGAAGTTTTCCATCAGGCCAGCAGCAACCCAGTCGAGAGCAACTTCAATCAATGCTTCTTTCATCAACTTTGGTGATACGACAGGCTGACCGGGGTCAATCAGCGGCAAATCTTCATCATTCACCAACTTGTGACGCGGATAACGATTGGTAACCATCACCCGCACGTCGTAACGCATCTTGCCCAGGGTGGCCGGGGTGGTGATGTCGAGATAAGACGGATCCGGATCGCCGAAGGCGTTCTTCTGATACATCGACACTTCACGCTCGATGGCCACCACGTCACCGGGCTGCACCTGATAAGTGGCGATACCGGATTTCAGCAGGTTGTTGCGCTCGTCAAAGGCGAAACGGTCAGCCTTGGCCGGTGCCAGAATGCCGGGCAGCGCCAAGGTCTGCAGCGGCCGTGCCGGGTCGATGGCCAGCTGATAGGACGCGATGCCGCAATAGCTGGCCGCGAACTCCCAGCTCGGACTGGGCGATTTGCTGGTACCCATGCAGGTCAGCAGGAAGTCGTTGCGCGCCTCACCGAAGGTGATGGTCTCGCCGTAGGTTCCACGATAGGCGGTATAGGCGATCGCCTCGCTCATCTTGAGCGGGCCCCAGCGGGTCAGCAGTTCATCGCGCAGGGTGTTGAGGCTGGCGGTATCGTTGAACGGCATCATGATGTGGTTGTACCACTCGTCCGGCATGGCGGAGATCATGGCGGCCATATCGGGGGCGCCGGCGCCGCCGGTCATCGCCACGGTGGTGACGGTCACGCCGTTCGGCAGCTGCTCTCCCGCGTAGTAGTTGTAACGCAGATCGATATCGTTGCCGGTCAGGCCCTTCCACTTGGCGGTGATGTTGACCTTGGCGGTATCGGTGCCATCCACGGCCGCCGTCACCGGCAGGTTCTTCACCGCATTGATGGCGGCCACCGCCTTGGTGGCGATATTGGCGGCGGTATCCGTCGCGACCACGCCAACCTGCACAGATTGACCGGCAATCAGCAGCGACACGGTGCCAGCCACGGCAGCAGGGCCGCCAAAGGTGAACGAACCGGCAGCGGCAGAACCAGCGACAATATCGCCACAGGCCAGCGCGAAGGTGCGGGTGTAGCTGTTGGCCTTGCGGTAGCGCTTGGCAGCCAGCGCCATCATGGAGCCGACGCCAAACAGGGCATCAATGGCCGACTCGCTGACCGGAACTTCGGTGACCGTCAGCGGGCTAGCGGTACCGGCATCGGCGCCAGTGGTGATCATCTGACCGAACAGCAGCACGTTCTGATCCTGGGCGATGTTGCCGCTCAGGGCCTGGCTGTTGTCGATCTCGATATAGACGAGCGGCACGCGCACGTCATTGGGGATAGTTCCGAGAGCCATGGTCACTCCTTCACTTGCGGTTTCTTGGTGGCCTTGGCGGCCGGTTTAACTTCACTCACATCACCATCAGCCAGCCGTTTCAGCCAGAAGCTGGTGCGCGGCACCTTCTCGCCATCGGCGGCCAGCTTGCTGCCATCCGGCTTTTTGATGACCAGCCCGGGGGCCGGTTTCAGATTCAGTTCCATTTTTGCTCCTATGGAGTGGCGGCGGGCAGGGTGATATCTGCCTCACAGACCGGGGCGCCATCGCCCTGTTCTGCGCGCCAGTTAAAGCGCAGAAAGTCATCGAGCGTGGCCGGGTCGATGGGGTTATCGAGCGGCCAGTCTTGCCGCCATGTCACCGACCAGATCGCCAGCCCCAGCTTGTCGATACTGGTGGTGTAGAGGTTATCCATCCGCACCCCTTCCGGCGCCTTGCTGGCACCGGTGCCACGCCAGCCGCCAGTCAGCATCAAGGCAGTGGCCAAGCGACCGGCGATCACCTCTGCCCGCTGGTCTTTGGCATAGCCGAACTGGTCAGCGCAGAACACGAATGCCGAGAACTCGATAGTGCCGATCAGGTTGCCTTCACGGCGCATCGATACCACCCGCATCGCGGCGATGCGAATGCCGCCATCGCGGTTACCCATCCAGCGCTTAATCTCATCCGACTCGTTGAAGCGGCCGATATGGCGCTCCACGGTTTGCACCCGGTCAATCACCCGATCCGCGCCGTGGCCGGTGGCCTCCAGATAGGGCTTGAGGTAGTTCACCACCCCTTCGCAGGCGCTGACGGTGCTGCCGATGGTGCCAAAATCAGGGCGGCTCATAGTCCTGCCTCCTTCATCACGTCTTGCCAGAAGTCGCCAATCACGGCGAGCAGCTCTGTCTGGTTGTCGCTGGAGAGGCCCAGATATTCGCGCTGGGGGATCTCCATCATGCGGGTAAAGCTGCCGACCGACTGATAGACCGGGAACTTGAGCGCCTTGCCGAACGCCTGACTGATGCGGCGAACGTGGGCAGGCACCTGCACCGAGCCGCTGAAGCCGTCCTGATGCACTCCGGCATAGGCCAGCGGCGAGCCGACCCGCACGCTGTTTCGCTGCACCTGATACTCGATGCTATCGAGCAGATCGCCATCACCCTGCAGCAGACTCTGGCCGCCGTGGCGGGTCTTGGCATAGGCATCTGACCAGGGCGCCCAGGGCGTACCATCCGGCGCGGTCTTTTCGTCCTCAATGCGGCGGCGGGTCTGTCTTTCGACCACGGCGCCGATGGTTTCAAGCAGTTCGGCCTTGTAGTCGTTGCGGCCCAGGGTATCGAGCAGGCGCTGATAACGCGCCAGCTCTTCTCCCCGGGTCGAGACCTGCACCGAGACGGCCATCAGAGCACCCCTTTCAGGCTGTTGCGGGTGAACAGGCGCTCGTTCTCCTGCACCAGCTCGACCTTGCCGACGTTACCCTCTGGCGGCATATCCGGCGTGGGCAGGCCAAGATCCACCTTGCCTTCAGCTATCTCTTCCAGCTTGGCGATGGCCTTCTTGTATCGCTCTTCCAGCAGGTTGGTGGCCTGAGTGTCGCGGTCGGCCAACCAGTAGAAAGCGATGACCACGGCCTGACGCTTGAGCAAGGAAGGCACGGTAGGCAGCGGCAGCACATAGCGACGGGCAAGGTAGCCATTGATTTCGTCATCGGCGGTGGCCAATGCCTCATCAATCCAGACGTCATTGATGGTCTGGGTGCTGCGGTCGAGCGCGAAGTTGTAGAGCATCGAGCCGTCGCGGTCTTCCAGATCCTGCTTCGTCGCGTAGATGGCCATGGTTAAACGCCCATCACTTCATATTCGGTGCAGACCAGCCACTGATCTTCATGAACTCTCAGGGCCTCTTCACATGTCAGGTAGCAGCACGGAATCTCGCAACTGTGGTCGTGCGGAACATCCGCCTTGGCAGTCACCACAAAGACTCGGGTCGCGCTGGAGTGCAGGAACTGGATGCCACAGCGCCAGAAACCGGCCGGTGACTTGGCCTTGACGTCGAACTGGCCGAGCAGCCAGTCGGCGTTGTCCTGCTGCTGCGGTACCTTCTCAATGCCCAGCGCCTTCAAGTTGATATTCGTCGCCAGCTGATTAATCTCCTGCTCGGTCACCGGCTCAGCCAGTGCCTGTCGCGCCTCTTCTGCGGCGATCATCTCGGTTTGCTTGGCGGCCTGCTCGGCAACCAGATCCACACCCTGAGCTTCGGCGGCTTGCTCCAGCGCTACGGATTGCAACGGTTCGGCTTGCGCCTGAACCAGCTCGGCACTTTGATCCACTGCTGCAGCTGCCAGCTGCTGGCTTTTGTCGTCACCGGTTGTGGTAACTTTCTTTTTCGGGGCCATTTCAATGCTCCTGTAAAGGGTGTTTAAACCGCTGATATCACGGTTTCAGTGGTAATTTGCTCGGCGATCAGCAGCACGCCGGTAAGGTTGAACGTGCCGCCATTGCTGCGGATCACCGGCTTAGTACCGTTGAGGGCGATAAAGCCTGCCTTGTCGATCGAGAAGAAGGTCGCCAGGGTGATAACGTCCGTGGTCACTGCCACATCCCGACTGGCCACCAGACGGTTGCCGTTGGTACCCACGAAATCCAGCTGCATGGATCGGTTGGTACTTCCGCTTGACCAACTCCCTTCCAGATTCAACTTGAACGCCACACTGGCGTTGTCGTTGTAGACGTTCAGCTTGTTGCTGGTCGTATTGAAGAACGGCGCCAGCGAACCAGAAGCCGGTACAGGCAAGGCCTTGAGATAGGCAACCAGATCCACGTTGGTATCACCGGCGATGGATTTCCCGACCAGACCAGACCAGCGCACCTCGCTTTTCTTGCGGGTTGGCAGGACTACAGGACCGCTTTGCTGAACGATTGGAGGCGCATTGAAGAACATGGATCAGCCCTCGGTGATAATCAGTTCAGCCGTGCCAGAAATCGTTCTGGCATACAGATTCTCTGCGGCAGAGCGTGACCAGCCAATGGCATCACCTGACTTGAGAAGATGCCCCATGGTGTCAGACGCAGCAGGCAAGGCGGTGGAAGACCGATACTTGACCGCAGATGGCCCCTGATTCTCGACATAACCTGATGTGGCAGCAGAGATCTGAATCCAGGCAGCGGCAGAGACTGGCTTGCTTACTGTTGGCATCACATCACCCTCTTTGATGGCGGCTTCGACGCTATACAGCTCCACCGCCATCTGGTTGAAAGAGGCCCCGGCTATGCCGGGGCGGTCGATTCGGTTAGACCAGGTACGGGCTAACCACGATCTCGACGTTGTTGTAGTAGATGTTGCTCTCGCCGTTATCGAGGTACTCGCGCTTGATCAGCTTGCGGGCTGCCGCTTCGTTGCTCGGGCCGACGACCAGAATGCGCGCCATGGTACCGATGGGGGTGCCGTTGGACTTCTTCATGTTGGCCAGCTTGGTCTTGGCCGCTTCGAAGTTCGCTTCATCCAGCACGGCCTTGGAGCCGATGGCAGTCTGCGGGAAGCCGAAGCCATAGCCATGACGACCGTCAACGCCCGCCGCAAACTTGTTGTTGAACCAGGTGTATTCGCTGGTTGCGTTCATGGTCTGGAAGTCGAACGGCCGGCGTTCCTGGAACACGATCGGCTTGACCACCTGCATATCGTCGATGACGAACCATGCCGGGCCAGTATCGGTTGCCGGATCACCTACCACGTTACTGAAGGTGGTGGCCGGAGAGGTATCGAGCGGGTGATCGGTATCGAAGAAGTTCTGACCGTCATAGCAGAGGGTGGTGAACCCCGCAGCCAGCAGGGCATACACGTTCTTGTCCGGGAACATGGCCGCTTCTCGACCGAAGTTTTCGGAGATGATCGAATACTTGCCGATCTGGTCGTCTTCCACGTCTTCGCGCTTGATGACGATGGAAGACTCAAAGGTCTTGTTGAGGATCTGATAGCCATGGCTACCGACTTCGACCAGCTGACGGTCAGTCAGCCACTCCTTGATGGCAGGCAGATCTTTCAGCCAGCCATAAAAGTTGGAACTGCCAGCACTGGGAACCTGAGTGGCCACGCGATTCCACTGCGGGTTGATATAACCCAGCCCGCGAGTGTAGGCGGCTGACATGGAGACGGTCAGCGCCTCCAGAATTTGCGCTTCGGTAAATGCCATGATGGATTACTCCCCTTGTTTGGCTTTCATGGCTTGCTTGGCAGCCAGGAACTCTTCGGGCTTTTGGCCCATCTTGCGGCACAGGGCCAGTTCGTCAGCGCTCAGGGCACCGGTAGTTTGTTCGGTGGTGGTCTTCACCTTGCTGGCATCGGCGATGACAGGAGCACGGCCGCACCATGCGGTGAACTGCTCGCGGCCTGCTTCGGTACTGCAGAGGCCGACATACATCGCCTTGTCAGCCGGAGCGACCTTTCCTTCGGCAATGGCAGCATCGACCAGCGCATCGACCTTTGACTTTTCGATCTCGGCCAGCTTGGATTCCAGCTCCTGAGTGCGGTTCAGGGCCAGCTGATGGGTGGCAGCAGGGACGAACTTGGTCGGGTCCTGCTGGGCGTTCAGTGCAATCTGTTGCTGCGCTTGCATGGCGTTGATGGCTGTCACGGCCTGTTCGGCAGTGGCATCCTCAGCCAGGCCCAGCAGCTGGGTCAGGACAAGGGGCAGTTTCACAGTGTGATCCTCTTGGTGGTTTAGAGCGGGGACATAGAGATTTGGCTTGTTGGTCAGGCCAGCGCTGAGCATCGCGAAGACTTCGCGACTATCACTGAAGTAATCAAACGCTGGCGAATAGAAGCCGAACTTCTTCTCCTCCAGCAATTCGCTGCCTGCGCCATTCCATTCCACACGGCCCCAGATTTCGCCTGTGCGGTTTTGCAGCTCGACAATCCAGCCGACCGCCTCGGTGTTGCCTACGCGGGTTTCGGTCGCGTGTTCAACATCGAATGGCAGCTTCATATCGAACTGAGCTACCACGCCATCAGGGTCGGAGTTATTCCAGCTGCGACCATCTCGACCAGAGAATTGACCAGCCGGGATTAACGGCAGCCACAATCCCTGTTCTTCTGCCACCATGCGGGACATGTCAAAGCAGATGGCTTTATGGATACGTTGGTGGTGCATGATCGCTCCGTCACATAACAACCTCCTGCCGGGTGGCGGTTGGTTGGGTGAACAAATGTTTGGACGAATCGATAATGGGCCGGATTGGGGAGCGGTCTGTAATGACGCTTTTCGCGCTAATCAGAGGGGGATGGCAAGGAGGTGGAGAGGGTGAACACGGTGATGACCGGTCATCACAGGATACAGATGGCGGGTCAGCTTGCCAATGTGATCGGGCAATGCTGACCGCAGGAATGATAAACGGGGTGATGGGGAGGATGGTGGCGCAGGCCGAAAACAGCACCTTCGACACCACCACACACCATCTTTAAAACCGATTTAAATCGACTCAGATTCAAAAGCTGGGTAATTGTTCGTGCGCTGGTAGCCAAGAACGCTCACAGCGGCTTAGAGAGCGTTTGGCGCAATGTTTGCTCCTTGGCTTTCAGGTCAGCTTGCAACGCCTGCTCGCGGCGCTTGCCCGGGTTGTAATCCCACCCCGGCTCGATGCCCTTGGGCAGCACCTCCGCTTCGCCGGTTCGCTTGTTCACCCACTCGCTGGTGCCATCGTTCGGCGCGGCGAACTTGAAGCCGCTATCCCCCTGCAGCTTGGCGTATTCGAACTTGCTGATCTGGCGCACCCCGCAGTGGCAGCCCCAGCCGTTGGGCGGCATATGGGTTTGCCACCAGGGATCATCCACCGGCAGTGTAATGCCGCGCCAACTCAGGTGCAGGGCGCGGTGCTCCCGTGCCGGGCCGATTGTGTAGGTGAGATAGGGCATGGCCCGCTTGGTGCGCTCGATGCGCTGCCACTGGCCAGCTGCGCGGGCGGTGCGCATGTTGGTGCGGTAAATAATCTTTATCCGCCCTTCACTGCCCAGTTGTACCGGCTTGGTTTCACCGGTCAGCGGGTCATCCATCTCCTGAATGCCCCACCAACCTGATTTTACCAGCAGCGGTTTGAGCACGGCAGCGAACTGCTGATAGGTCTGACCCTGCTCCAGCGCCTGCTCGACCAGGGCCCGCACCTCGACCAGCAGATCGGCGTTGAGCATCTTGGCGACGGTGAAGGCGTTGCTGTGTTCCTCCTTCCACACGTCGCGATAGTCAAAGCCGGGCTGCAGCCCCTTTTTCTTGAACCAGTCGAGCGCCACCTTGGGCGGAAAGGCCGAGGCCTTGGGTTCAGGCATCTTGCACATCCCCCATGCCACGCATCCGGAACAGGTAATCGGCCAGCTGCGGGGTGAACTGCTCGGCGGTCAGGCTCTCTTGCAGCTTGAGCAGGCCATCGTTGAACTCTTCGAAGGTGGTGGCCGTGGCCGCCAATTCGAGGATCGGGTTCATAAAGTCTTCGCCGCCCACCTCTACCCAGTCGCTCATGGCCTCTTCGGTCAGCTGCTCGATAGCCTGCTCGCTGGGCTGCTGGATGCGGTTGATGGCCAAGCGCTGTTGCGGTTGGTGCTGCTGGCGGTTCATGGCCACCGGCTGCACGGCGGCGGCCTCCATCACTGACATGGGTTGCAGCACGGCCTCTTTCGCATCGGGGTCGGCCAGCCCGAACTTGTCACGCAGTTCGCTTTCGCTGACCCGCATCCCGCGATCAATCAGCGGGGTGATGCTATCGACAATCAGCTTGAGGTCTTCCGGCTCCGGAACCCGGATGCAGACGCGGGGGTACGCCTTCTGCACGCCCCAGTTCAGCACGATGAAAGGCTTGACCAGGTACTCGTTGATTGTGGCTTCCAGCTGGCGGGCATCCCACTTGGCGATATCCAGCCGCACCTCGTTATGCACGGTGGCCTGCGCCCTGCTGCTGCCATCGTCGGTGGTCATGGTCTGGCCAAGCACCGCCTTGCTGGTCTGCTCGTCTGCCCAGCGGGCCATGTTCTCGAACAGGGTATCGCCGCCGTTCCCCTTTGCGGTCTCGACCAGCTCAATCATCATCGACTCGGGGATCACCGCGCCCGCATCGCTGGCGATGGTAGCGATCGCCGTCTTGAGGGTGGCAATCTGTTCCGGCGTGGCGTTCGCCCCGTACTTGCCCACCCGAATGGGGATGCCGAACACTTCGGCAAACGCCCACCAGTCGCGCACGGTGAAGGACTTGAGCATATACATCACGGCGCACAGGCGGGTCAGGCCGTTGCGCCAGATGCTGCCTGACTTGGTGCGCGGCAGATGCACGATGAATTTGTAGGGCTCCAGCGGCTTGCCCTGGGGCGCATCGTCGCTGATAAGCAGGATCTTGCTCAGGGTCTCGGCATCGGGGCGCAGATAGCGGGGGTCAACCCAGCTGTAATCGCTCGGCGTCCAGCGGCCGCCGCTGGTATCCCACAGGATTTGACAGACCCCCATCCCCTTGCCCAAGCCATCGAGCAGGTCGAAGAACAGCTCGGGGATCTGGTCGCTTTCCATCAGCTGGCGCACTTCATCAGCCAGTCGCTGGTCGTTGGCATCGTCGCTGGCTGCCTCCACGCTGGGCGGCAACGCGGCCACAGCCAGCTTGCGGGTGCGCAGCACGGATGCGTAATGGAGATCCCGCTCTTCGATCTCCTCCGCCAGCGTCATGTAATCCTGCGGGTTGTTGCCATCCACCACCGATCGCAGCAGGCCAGCGAGGCGCTGCGGGGTGATGGTGCTGGCCACTGACGCGGGGCGCGGGTTGCGCACGCTGGTGATATGGGCCTCCGCGATATTCTCGCGCAGCACCGCCTTGTCGGGTTTGATGGGATTGCCCCGGCTATCGAGAATGGTGGTCACAGTAATCCGCCTCCGCTTCGCAGGCCACGGGTCAGGTTCATCTGCCGCTGGCCATCGTTGTCTTTTGCTGGCGCCCCCACCTTGGCGATGCGGTGCAGCTCGTAAATATGGTTTTCAGCCCGGCTGGCCAGATAGGCCAGAAAAATGGCGACCGCCGAGTCACCGTGGCGCTTGTTGCCATCGCTGCCCTGGGTGCGACTGTCGTCAATGCCGGGGGTGCCACGGTAGATCTGGATCTGCCCCAAGTCGGTGATGATGTCTTCGTGGCGCGGTAGCTCCAGCTCGTCATCTTCAAACGCCGCCTTGAAGCGCGGCATATTCTCGCGGTAGAAGCCGACCGACAGCATCACCTGCACCACCTCTTGGCCGTAGCGATAGGCGGCCTGTTCGGCCAGATACTGGCCATTGCCACGGGCATCGAGCCAGATACCATCGCGGCGTGGCAGGCGATCGCAGATAAAATAGAGCGCCTGCTCCTGCTGCTTGAACGGGGTGTTCTTGAGCTCGACGGTGAACGGCACCCGCCGGCGGGTATCCGGCAACACCTCAATGGGTGCGAATACCGTCAGGTCACCGGAACGGGCGAAGTCTTCGCCCAGGGCGTGGCGATGGCTGCGATCCAGCTTCATCAGCTCGGGGAAGACTTCGGCCTCCAGCCACTCCTTCATTTCGGCATTGCGCTCCGATTCACCGGCGCGGTTGAAGGCGTCAGATCCGGTAAATCGCAGCACAGGCCCATCGACCCGGCACGCCCGTTCGCGCAGGCCACGTGGCAGGTAGGCACCGCCGCCGCTCTTGGGCTCGCAGTAGTATTCCTCCCGTGCGTCCTCTTCGGTGGCGCAGTCTGAGAGCAGCTCTTGCAGCCACTTGCGCTCCCCCTCTTCGCTCCACTCCTCTTTCTTCTTGACCTGACAGATCCGCTTGTAAAGCCCTTCGTTACAGGCGGTTTCGATGTCGATGCGGTGAACAGAGTAGCTTTTGCGCTTGCCTGCGCGGGTTTCGGTGATCAGGGTATTGAACAGGTTCTCGATACCGTTATGGGTCGAGATGATGCGCACCTTGCTACCCCACATCGTCAAGGCGTTGGCGGCTTTGAGGATAGCGGCAAGGTCTTTGTGAAAGGCCCCTTCATCGATTACTACGTTGCCTTGCATACCCCGCAAGTTGCTGGGATTCGATGACAGCGCCTTGATTTTGAAGCCGCTGGCGAAGTTGATGACATAGACCAGAATGTCTTTGTCTTCGCTCTCCAGCACCTCTTCGCCGATCTCCGTGGCGGCAAAGTCGTAAGCCTTGGCCCACATAGAGGCGGCCTCTATAAACTCGCGGGCCATATCCTTGGTGGTGCCGACATAGAAGGTATCGCAACCGCCAGCGGCGGTAGACATGGAACCATTGAGCGCGGCATCTGCTGCCTCTGCCCAGGTAAGGCCGGTTCGCCGCGACTTCTCGGCAATCTTGATTTTTGCCTGGTCAGCGATCCAGCGCTTCTGATAGGGCAGCAGCACTTCGTTGGGATCGAACTGGCCGCCTATGATGGCGGCCGCTGACTGATTGCGTAGTTCGTTTTCGGCTTGAGTCAGATGGTTCATCACGCAATCCCCAGGATCTGCTGCTTAATCTGGGCGGCGGTCTCGGCCGTCAGCCCTGCCTGCTTCACAATCTTCTCGGCGGCATTGGCTGCCTCGGCAGCGAACGCGGCGCGGATCTCTTTCTCGACCTTGTGGCTGGTCATGGCGGCCTGCTCCACCCGCTGGATAACGAGGGCCAGCTGGCCCAGCGATTTCGGGTCAATCATCTTGCCCTCTTCGCCGTCGCTGGCATCCATCATCTTCATGGAGGTTTCGAACGCCATGGTGCGCACGAATTCCTGCAGCAGCTTGCCCACCTCTGAGGTAGGGGCCTGACCCAGCTTTGCCGTCCAGACCTCGGCCACTTCGCGGGCCTGCGCCATGCGGCTTCCTGCCTCTTCCATCCGTTTGGCAAACCGGTTAAGGCCGGTGCGGCTGATCTGCTCTTCTGGCGGCAGGCCGGATTCAACGATCAGCTGATTCACCTCGGCCAAAATATCCTTCTGCGACATGGAGCCAGAGCGGATCATCGCCGACAGCTGGCTGCGGATATCGTCCGGCAGCTGCTGGATCTTGCTCTTGGTGTTCTTCTTGGTGGTCATGGTTACCCCAGCAGCTTGTCAATCAGCGGGGCGGTGCAGCCCCACAATGCGGTGACCGGATCGCCAAACAGCACCAGCGCCAGCAGGTAGCCGACGCCAATCATGGCGGTGATATCTAGCAGGCGGCTTTTCACTGGACACCTGTCAATTGGCGATCAGGCAAGCATGAAATGCTCTTATTGCTGTTGAAGTAATAAATCCAGCAGGTAACGTTGCGCTTATCGTCATGCCAGACACTGAACCTATGATCAACGGTGTATTTATCAACCTGTTGCGGCCCTTTCTGCTGCTCGCTGCCTGACTGTGCATGCTCAATGCAGCCACCCAGCAGGGCGCAGCAGAGCAGGATGATAGTTTTTTTCATAGCAGCTCCTTACGCATGACCAAGCCGACGAGCTCGGCGCTGGGCGCGTTGCGCCTTGGCCTGACGATTGGCACGCTTGACCGAAGGCTGGCGACCATTGAAGGTTGGGCGGTAGCGACTGGCGCGCCGTACCACTCGAACGTGACGCTCGATTGCTTCATCCAGCGAGGCAGGGCCAGACCAATTACGCAGCATCAGCGGTGAAAAACCACCAAGCCCACCAAGCAGCAGACCAACCAGGGCACTTTTCATCTTGTTCATGGTCATCACTCCGGACGCGGTTTCTTGACACCCGGCACGGTGGCGGCGCCAGTGGCGACATCAATCCCGCGGCCGGTGATTTTGGCGATCAGGGTGTTGCCCAGTTCGCGCTGGGTGATCAGCCCCTGTTCGGCCAGCCAGCTGATGTGGGTGCGCACCGCATCGCGGCTGATCTTGTGGCCGTACTGGTCGAGGCATGAGTCGAGGATCGATTCGTTGGCCTCATAACCCGGCATTTCATGCAGTGAGCGCAGCATCACCAGACGCTGATCTTCGGTAACAAGCTCTTTGAATGACATATAACCCCCGTTTATTTTTCGTTTAAACGCTGCTCAAGCAGCAGCTGTGCGACGTGATTGACCGGGCGCAGGGCCTCATGCAGGGCTTTGATATCACCCCGCATCTCGGCCATTTCAAGGCGCAGCGCGTTGACTTCATCCCGCGTTGGCAGGGATTCGACTTTATCTTCGAGAGCGGCGAGGCGGGTGCTGTGGTCAGCCATGGTCGTTTCCACCTTGTTCAAGTCCTCGCGGCGGGCAAAGGTTTTGCTCAGCCAAAGCATGGCGATGGTCGCCAGAATTGCTGCGGCCGTGGTAATCACCCCCCACCACTTGGGGATCCAGTCAAACTCCATAGCGATGTCTCCCCGCTTTCTCATTACGGCTCTGGCACGGTACGCAGCGCACCGCATCCGGTTCGGCCTGCAGTCGCGCGGCGGCGATCTGCTCCCCACAGCTCAGGCAAAAGCGATTCCCGTGCTCGTCCTGATCCGGTTGTTCCTGGCGGTGGTGCCGCGCGTTGGCGATAGCCCGCTCGCGAAACTCCTGCTCTTGTTGTTGTGCGCGATCAAACAGGTCGGTCATTTGCCCCTCGTCAGCAGCTTGGAGACAGTGCCGGTGATCACCGCGCCCACCTTCTGGCCGCTGGCCTTGGGATGGGGGGCGAAACCGTCTAGGGTGCGCAGGCCCATATAGGCCCAAGCCGGGGTGAGCATCAGCATGGCCATTTCGAAATCAGGGCCGGTGCCATGGCCAAAGGCGCTCAGCACAGTGAACAGCACGATATAGAGCGCCCCGGCTTGCCAGCTCTGGCGCGCCATCAGCGGGCGGGTGTGGCGCACGTATTCATCTTTGGCGCCGTCACCATCACGAATGGTCTGCTGGGTGGTGGCCTGTTCGGCCTGCAGGTCGGCGGTTTCCAACTCGCGGCGGCGGGTCTGCTCCTTCTCCAGCTCTACCTTGATCTTTTGCAGCTCGACCAGGGCAGTCGGATCGGTGATGCGGCTGAGCTGGTCCTCAATGGCTGCTTGCTGCTGGGCAGCGGTCAGGTTGATGCCCGATACCTGCTCGACCATATCGGCCACCTTGTTCGCGGTGGCGCTGCCACCAAACAGGCTGGCGATACCCCGGATCATGGCGGGGCCCTGCTGCACCGCCAGCGCGGCCAGTGCGGGGATTAACGGGAGTGGCATGAGGGTTCATCCTTCTTGAAAAGCGCACGCAGCCTGGCGCAGTGCTCTGCGGCCTTGCCGTTGCAGGTGGTGAGGATATTGAAGCGGTGTTGGTTGCGGACGGCGTAGATGTCGGTCTGTGTTACCGAGTTCCATCCTTTTTTAAATAGGCTTTGCATGGTGCCGTCATGGCTGTGGAGCGGCACGCTGCGATCGACATCGCACTCGGCGATGCCCTGTTCGGCCGCCTCGCGCTCCCGTTTCAGCCTCTGCTCGCGGCCATGGTTAAAACTCCACTCCCAGTTGCGGCCCATATCAGCCCCCATAGACGCTGGCCCAGCGGCCGGTGCGCATCTGTTCAGCGTGGCGCTGTGCCCGCTTGGGGGTCTGCTTGGCCCAGCGGCTATCGAGCATTCCGGCAGCGGCCTTGTCCCAGTTGCCACGGGCCACGGCGGCGAGGGTGTTCTTGAAGTTGCCAAGCCCCTTCACCCCCAGCTGATAGGCCATGGATTGCAGCACCGCAGTACGGGCAGGGTATGGCGCGCAGGTATCGAGCGCATCGGCCAGATGCGGGATGGTGCGCATCTCTTTTTCTTTGCTTGCGAGAATCTCATCAAGCCATATGTTGCCGACGCTTAATGGCAGGATGAATTGATAGAGCTTTATGTCTGCGCCTTTCGGGCCGATACGAAAACCATAACCCACAGTGGGATAACCTTCGGTGCAGAGATAGGGCTTTTCGCGCCAACCCTCTTCGTATTTGATAAGCGCATAGATGGACATAGCACACCTGAGAAATAATGAATTTCGTCAAGTGTGCTTTTTATATGGTGACTGGTTGTACTGACGGATATCGTATAAATCACAGACAAAATAAAAGCGGCCTATCTGGCCGCCTCTATTTAATATCGAATTGTCTGTTAATACGCCCGACCATTACGCCGACCGTGACCATCAGCAACCGGGTCCAGTCCGGTGAACATATCCGGCTGGACTTTACGCAATTCACTGCGGCGCATACGTGCCAGCACAAATTGAATTTCCCGCACCGATACCCCGAATTTACGCGACAGCTCGAACTGGTTCTTGCCGTTGAACTCTTTCCAGATCTGGATGGAGCGCAGCACGGTCGCCAGCGTTTTGCCGTTCGGCACGTAGAAGGGGGCCCCGCCGAAGGTGCGGCAGAACTCGGAGAGCATAACGAACGACAGCATGGGGGATTCGCGGTGCGCCGCCACCACATGCTCGATAGTGTCGAACATGGCGCGCAGCTGCTCGCTCCAGCCCGGGGCGGTTTCATCGCTCAGCATGCGGTAGGTTTCAGGATCGATGGCGTCAAGGTCAACGCCTACGCCAAACAGGTCAACGGATTGGTGGTCGTGCGCATCTTTCATAGGGCCCCCAAACGGTATGCAAACGCCAGATAAAGCAACACCCGGACGATGCCGGGTGTTGGTATGATAACGCAGTGGATCTGGGCGCCCAATTCAACCGCTGGTGAGATAGACCAGCCCGCCAATCTGGACCAGCGGCATGATGATGCACACTGGCCACGGCATGCCGCCCTTCACCCGCATCACCCCAACCATAAACAGGGTAACAAGGGCAAACAGAGAGAGCGACAAGCGACCCCATTCATGGATGGGTGAGAAGCCTTCGAGCATGTAATAGAGAAAGTACAGCGGGCCGATGATCATCAGCAGAGTGACAAAGGCACCGACAAGCGCCACACCCCGTGCCACATAGAGATCCAGTTGTTCAGTTTGGTTGTTCATCGTGTTGATCCTTTTAACCATCATATTCTGGAAGTTTATCGAACTGGTCTTGCGTAAGCATCAATGCCTCTACCTTGTATGGGCCATCAATGTTCTCACATACAGAGTCAACTTCATCAGCTGGAACAACAAAACAGCCAAGGTCGAACGTCACTCTTAAGAACTTTAGCTGTTTGAAGTCTTCGCAGAGTGGAGCATGAATGCTTGCAGCAAATGCCCCGTCTTGAGTTTCTGAAAAGTCACGGGCCATCATTTGACAGTTACACATAATTTTTTCCCTCTATCCATTCACCAGCTTGCTGCCATCGATCACCATTATCTGCGCTGGCCGCCAGCCGGGGTTTTCATAGGCTTGGCGGATCAGGTCATAACCCGGCATCGCATCCAACCGGTGCGAGTTACTGACCGGCACCTTATCCCCGCGCTCGATAATGGCGGAGGTCATCAGGCGGATATGCCACTTCTTCAACGCCTCCAGCACCCGCTCGGCCTGCGCCGAGGTGAGCCACTCCGGCCTTGCGATACCGGCTCCGCCGTTGGCGTTGGCGGTCATCCGCTTGATGTAGCTGCCCAGCGCATCCTCCGAGCCATCGCGCACGAAACCGTCATTGTACATGGTGATCCAGATGGCGCGAATCTTGCGCACCTCCGGCGCCTGCACTTTGGCCGAACTGGGCGGGGAGCGGCGCCCAGCAACCTGGGCGCCCCCTTTGACCTTGAACCCCAGCCCCTTCATGGCGGTGATGACGGCATCGAGCTTGGCCGCGCTCAACCCCTTGGCAGAGCGGGCGCCGGTCACGGATTCCAGCAGTGCGCGATAGTCCTCTTCATCCAGCCCCAGTTCGCGGCGGCCGACCTGCACAATCTTGAGCAAGCGCTTGGCATCAGGCTGCATGGCGGCCCCCGTTTATCTGGCAGATGTTGACGAACTGGGCGAGGTGGTCAGGGTCAACCTTTGACAACGGAATATAGCTCAGTGTCATTTTCTTCTGGCTTACCTTTCCTGAACTCGGATATTCACTGAAAATTCGGCTTTCATGCGGTACAGGAAAACCTGCGTTTTTGCAGTCTGCAATCAGTTCACGCAGTTGGCTGCGGCGAGAGGTCTCACGAAACTTGCCGTTATTGCCATAAATCTCAACGGTCAGCGCATCGATATGATGATTTCCTCTTGGATTTTCCAGCAGCTTGTTCAGCTGGTGATAGCGGCGGATCTTGAGAAGAGTGATGGGGCTGGCCACCTCGATTTCACCCCTAGCACGCAGCTTTGCCAGAGCGCCAGAAACATACTGGCTGTTGTAACCAAGCACATCGGCCAGCTCGCCGCCCGTCATATGGTTCCAGAGCGGAACGGCCAACACCTCTTTTTTCATTCGCGCTAATCTTGATTCAGTCATTTTGCAGCGAGATTTAATGTTCATCGTCTTCATCCTCATCCGCCGAGGCGGTCACAATCACTTTATTGGTCTTGGGTGGCTGGCCTTCACGCCAGCGCGGTACCGTTTGGTCTAACCAGGCGATAGCGACGCCATCGGCCTGCTCTTCCAGTTCACGCAGCTCGGCTTTGCTCATGCCTTTGTGGCGGCGCTTTGCGTAACACGGCTTGTTTGCTTTGACGTAATTCACCATCCTGCGCTGGTAGCGGGTCAGGGCCATGGCGGTATTTCCTCTTTCGCTCGGCGTTGCCTTCTGATTCGCAGGCCTTGCAGTAGTGCTGCAGGCCGTCTGGCGCGTTCGGGTGATTGCGCACAGACCAGAAGGCGGTATCTTGTGGCCAGTAGTCGCAGCAGCCGGTGCAGAACTTCTCCAGTCCCATTTCTGCATCGATGCGGGCCTTGCCGCTTTCGAGCCGCTTTTGCAGCAGCCCATCTTTCATCAATGGCGTGTATTCACCGTGCATACGGCCCCCTTGCCATTCATCCCCTGCAGGCGTTCTGCCTCCAGTTCTGCCAGCAATTGCTCGGCGCCGCGCAGGGCATCACCGGCAAGATCATGTGCGCGGTACTTTCTGGCGCCCCGCGACAGGGCGATAAAGCGGCGCTGCAGCACCAGCTTCTCTTTCCAATTCAGCGCTATGGTCATCTCGCCATAGAGCCGGTTTAACAGGTTGTTCAGCACTTCTCTGGTCATAGCGTCCTCTCTGGTTTCAGGAGTGGGTTATGACCGGGCCCGGTCGGCTGCTCATCAGTGCCCAGCCACCACGCTGGGCAGACCATACCGAGCACTGCCCGGCATGGTTTCGCTTACTGCTTGAGGCGTTTACGCGCCTTGTTGACGATGGTGGTCAGCATGGCCAACCGTGATTTGTGGTGCTCTGCGCTGCCCTGGTTGTTGATAAAGTCGATGGCCAGCTGGGCTTCTTGCTGGGCCTGCTTCGGGTTCTGCTCGATGATGCAATCAAGGCTCGACTTGGCATCGGTCACGCTGGTGTTCAGCAGGTTGATGACGCGTTCCATGGCTTGCTCCTATGCGTGCTTGACGAACTGGACGGCGCCGACAATCAGCACGGCCCAGACCAATCCCCACACCACGGCGAGGATGCGAAAGGTGCGGCGGCTTATTTTCATGCGGCCACCTCTTTCAGTTCGCTGACCAGCTCCATCCCTTCGATCTTCTTGAACTGGCGCACCAGCGCCGTGCTGCTGCCGAAGGCGGGGAACAGATAGGTTGTTCCCTGCTTTTCCGGATCCTTGCCATACAGCTCATTGGCAAACTTTGCTCCACACTGACGCTTGCACTTGGCGTACTCCTCCAGCTGTTTCTTGCCATAGCGTTTGTGGAACTTGTGGAAGAAAACCTGCTTGACCACCTTGTTCATAAACTCATCTGCCGGATCGATATCTTCGAGCACCTTCATCCATGCGCCTTTGATAGAGCCATCGATATACACCGCCAGAACGGTGGTGCTTTCGCTCTTGCGCTCACGGGTGACATAGACCTCATGCCCATGCAGTCTGAACAACATCGATACCCAACCAGACTTCAGCTCGGCCGCGATGGCCTGCCATTGCTCTTTGCTGATAGCCATCACGCGGCCCTCTTGCCAAAGCGGTGGATGCAGGTCAGGCAGAACGCGGCACGCTGGCGGGCATACTCCACGTTGAGCTGGTTCTTGGCAGCCTTGGCGGCGGCCTTCCACATCTCCAGCGCGGCGGCATAACGCTCTTCACGCTCCAGCTGGGCGCCCTGGGTGGCCAGTGCCAGATAACCGTTTGGGTTCTTTGCGACTTGGTGGGCGATCTCGTCGCCCTTCAACACTGCATTAGCCATGGTGTAACTCCTGTTCAAATCTGGTTTGTTGCTTGTCGTACACGGTGACGATGGAACCGTTCTTCAAGATGAAATAGGCATCGTCACATTCGAGGATCCGGCGCGGGCTCCATCCCGCCTCGCGCTGCCGGATCCGCCGCAGCTGGCGTTTGCTTGGGCGCCAAGCCCGTGACAGGGCGCCCAGCATTTCCAATTCGCTGCGGCCGGTACGTTGCACCCAGCGTTCGATGGCGTGGCGGGTGACGTACAGCGGGCCATAGCGGGTTTCAAACTCCACTACAACTTTGCCCAGTCGAGGTTGATTGCCACGTACTTGCCAGACGGCTCGCGCTGGTAGAGGCGGATATATTCCTTCTTGCTGACGGTGGTGATGGCATCGGCGATGGAGTCCATAGCCGCCTTCCACTCGGCATCTTCAATGGCCAGATTGCGCAGGCTTAGCACCTGATTCACATCGATCTTGCCTTGCTTGTTGACGCGAAAAGCATGGTCAACCAGGGCGACAATCTTGTCGTTTGAACCTTCTGACCAGCGCTCGATGCAGGCATCGATTTGCGCCTTGGCAGCCTGGATCCGTTCATCAAAAACCCGATGCTCGCCGATGGCCCGCTCGACTTTCATGGAGCCGTCAAACGAGGTGAGGGTGATGTTGCCCTTGGCGCCGCCGTAAGTGACGCCGTACTCGCTGGCGCTGAGATCCAGATAGTCTTCCAGCTCCTGCTGCATCTGGATTTTGGTGGCGGCCATGTGCAGCTTGAGCTCCAGCGCGATGGCAATCTGCTTGCGCACCACTTCATCGCGCAGCAGGTCGATAGGCTTGATCAGGCTCTGCGGCACCATGTGGCCTTGGGCGTTGCGGTGCAGGGTTTCGGTCTTGTTTTCGGTGGTAGTAGTCATTGCTTGTTGCTCCTGTTAAGCGGGGAAACCGGCGGCCCGATAGGCCATGTATTCGCTGGCTGCCATATCAGCAGTGCGCTCGAACTCGTCACGGGTGGCGGTTTCACGCCAGTGGACGATGCAGCCGTTGAGGCGGGCGGCGTAGGCGCGGCGGCGCAGGCCATCAACCTGTTCGATGATCTCGATGGCATCCTTGCGCAGGTCGTCGGTCGGATAGGCAATCTCGATCAGCGGGCGCTGCGGGGTTGATTTTATGGCCAGCACTTGGCAACCGAACTGGCGCAGACGGCAGGCCATGCGCTGGGCCTTGATACCGATGGGAGTGGTATGAATGTTCATGCTTGCTCTCCTTGTGAATCACTGTTCAGCGGCGCCCAGGTAAGGTGCAGCCGGTCTTCGTCGTAGCTCTGTGCCCAGCCCTTCTCGTCTTGGATCACCACTTCGCCATCGCTTTGCTCAACCACGCGGCCCTTGCGACCGCTGAGCAGGTGGACGTGCGTCCATGGCGCGGTCTTGACGCCGTAGAAGCTGGTTTGTTCCTTGGGTGCGTTCATCAGTTTTCCCCTTCAACCTGCTGCTGCTTGGCAAGCTGCTTTTCATATGAGGCTTGCATTTTTTCTAGCGCCTTTCGCTTCAACTCCACTGACGGGATTGAGTCGAATATGAAGGTCGCAGCGTTTGAGATGGTGTCTGTCCCATCCATCACCAGCGTTTCTGTCCAGACCTTGAACTTGCACTTATTGCTCGGTGGATTTGCCATGAATCACTCCCCCTCCAGCTCGTTAAACGCATACCGCAGCACTTGCTCGGTCAGCGGTTCGCCGCCGGAGCAGGCCACTGCCAACTTCAAGTTCTTGCTGACCAGTCGCAGGGCGCCGGGGCGTTCGCTGATCTGCACCAGAAGGCTGCGCTCGGCATCGCCTTCTATGTTCCAGGCGCTGGCGACGGCCATCACATCGGCCTTCTTGGCCTTGGTCAGGGCGCGCTTCTTGGCGACGCGGGAGTAAAGGCGGGCGAAATCTTCGCTGCGCTGGCCGCCGGTCAGCTGGGTGTAAACGCGGGAGTTGCCGACCAGCACCATGCCGATCCCCACTTCCTCCACCAGAATGCGCAGCTCTTCCAGCGTGGGGCGGTCGAGGTGGTCCGCTTCATCCACCACAATCAGACCTTTGGTGTTGAGCAGGCGGCGGCGCAGGGCGCGGGCCAGCGGGCCACGCAGGCGGGGGGCGTTCTCCATCCCCAGTTCCATGGCCAGCTCATACATGCATTCGGTCATGGTGCTGCGGCTCGGGGAGGTGGTGATCACCCAGACGTTGTTGTTCTGGCGCTGGAACTCGCGCAGGGCGGTGGTTTTGCCCACGCCAGATATGCCGTGGATGATGACGATGCTCTCGGTAGCCAACGCGTAGTTCATATCCGCGATGATCTGTTTGGCGGTCTCGGTCATCACAAAGCCGGGATCGCGCGGGGCATCGGCGCGCTGGTCGCGGGCGGTCAGCCAGTTGGCCAGCTTTTGCATCATCGGCGCCTGGTCGGCCTTGTAGTTGCCGTTCAGCAGCTGGTTGATGGTGGATGGGCTGACGCCAACCTCTTTGGCGATCTGCGCTTGGGTGACGATGCTCTGTTCCAGCAACGCCTTGATGCGGGTGATGGCATCGGTATTGCCGGTTTGGTCGAGTGCGACTACATTGGTCATTGAATTACTCCTTTCAGGCGGCCCGTATGGCCGCTTTTTTTGTGGTTTAAATGCCGGTTAAATCCGGTTTTTCTGTTTTGCAGCCATGGCTGCGGCGGCCTGTTGAAAGCGGGCCTCAAAGTCGATTGCGGGTTCTGCTTCACTGCGCGGGGTGGCGACCGGCTGGGTCATCGGCTGGATGGCCACGGCGGCATTGCCAATGCTGACCGGGCGCACCATCTCGACCACCTTGGCCTCTGGCGCCTCTTCGTCGCTGATGCTGGGCAGCAGCGCGGCGGCCTCCATTGCCGACATGCCTTTCTGGGCCAGCGCCGCAGCCTTGTTGGCCTTGACGAACTGAGTGCGCTTGCGCTTGTGTTCGCGGGCTTGCTGGGTATCGCCGAAGGCCACCTTCTCCTGACAGACCGCTTCGCAGATATGCAGGCCGGTGAGAGTAGTGACGATCACCGCCTCGTGCAGGCGCTGCGGGTCGAACCGTGCCACCACCTTTTGCCCTGCATATTCCGCAAGGTCTGGGTGGTAATAACGGTTGCTCCGATTGCGGATGGTGCCGCCAGATTCCAGCCTGATTGACCCATGTTTTGGATGAACGCGGCAGGCTTCTGACTGCAGCATCATCATGGTCAGCTGTTCGCTGGTCGCCTTGCGCACTGCGGCCTGGGCATAGCTCTGTTCGAATGCCTGGTCGAAGCTCATTACCCCACGGCAGGCCTCGGTATTGCGGCCCAGCTTGCCGTTGTAATGGGCCACGCCTTCGGCAACCACGCGCAGAAACTCCTCTGCATCCACCGCCCGTTCACCATAATTGTCTGGCTTGTCCATCGGGTTAGGGCCGGTGTAGCAACCTGCCAGCGCTGGGTGCTTGTCGATGATTTCATCCAGACCGCCCACGCCGAAGGCGCGTTCGATCGGCTTGGCCTGACCGTGGCCCTTGCCCAGCAGTACGCTGGACCAGTGCAGCTTGATGCCGAGCATGGGGATCATGCCGAGCGGATCATCTTCCTTGACCTTGAAGCGGTAACGGTTGGCCACGCCGCCGGTCATCCATTTGTTGGCTGCCGCCCGGGTGTTATCGATGGTGATTTCACGGGGGATGCCGTATTTGCTGCACACATCCATCAGTGACAGGCGGATCGAGTCAGTGTTTTCACTGATATCGGTGCGCCAGCCGATGATTTTGCGGCTGTAGATGTCCTGCCAGAACCATGTTTTCGGGCGCAATACTTCGCCGTTAAACCACTTCACGAACACGTTGTGCAGGTAGCCATCGCCGTTAATCCAGCTCATGGCATCCAGCCCTTCGATGGTGCGCTCCTGCGGCGGGTAGAGCTGCATCATGGCGTGCTCACCTTCGCGCAGCATGACCTGCTGGATGTGCGGCACTTCCAGATCCATGCGGCGCATCAGGCTGTTGATGCTCGGCACCACCCAGCTCTGATCGCGGGCGGCCAGTTTCAGGCGCTCGTAACAGCTGGCGGCGTTCGGGCGCTCGTTGCGCAGGTAATCCGCCTTGAAGAACTCCCACGCCTGCTCGCTCACCTTGGCCAGCTTGCCAGTGCGGTTTTCGAGCGCGGCCTGTTGCTGTTTTGGCACCAGCACCGCCAGCCAGTCGCTATCGTCGAAGCCTTTCACCGCGGCGCAGTAGCGGCGCAGGGTCGGCAGGGCGATATCAAACTCGGCAGAGATATGTTCGTAGGCCTGCATCAGGGTGCTGCCACTGGCAACCAGGGCATGCACAGCCTGCACTGCCCTGACCCGCTCCTTGGCTTTGTCGTGTGCCTTGTCGTTGGCCTTGCTCCAGTTGGCCCACAGCTGCTCTTTGCAGTAGCGCGGCGCCTTTGGCTTTGGCAGATCCAGCGTCATAGCGCCGACCTTGACCTTGCCGGACTTGCGCAGCAGGGCGGCTTGGACGGTGGGTGGCAAGATGCTGATGTGGTATTCAGTCGCCTTGCTGCCTTCGCGTTGGCGGGATTTTTCAGGGTTGCCATCGGCCAGCCGATTAAGCTGGTCTCTGGAGCGTCTTTCTGATGTTGGCATTCCTGCTACACCAGCGACCTCATTTGCAGTGAACCATTCCATACCAGCCCCCTCAGCTTGCTTTCTTCAAAAGGGGTTGATACCGGCTAGGCCAGATATCTTCTGGTGAAAGGCCGAGTGCATCAGCAATGATGCGCTCTCCTTTAGGCCAAGGAGCCCGAAAGGTGTTTTGCAATGTAGAAGCGGAAAGCCCTGCATCGCGTGACAACTGAGAAACTGACATCCCAACCTTTTTCAAGGCGGCAACAACATCTGCGCGATGCCAGTCACTCCCATTTTCCGTCCGTTTCTGCGACACTCTGTGATTACTCATCTTAGTAACTCTACTTGGTTAACTGACTAAGTTAACGAGAGTATAGAGACGAATCGGACGGAAAGGCAATACAAACGGACGAATTTATTTTCGTGTCGTCCGTTTCGTGATTTGAAGATGACATAACAAAAACAGGTTAATTTGATGAAAAACAATATCTTAGATAAATCGGACGCTGAAATAAATGAAACGGACGGAGCGTCCGAATCCCATGGTGAGAAACGAACGCCATGGGTCATTGCGTCCGAAGTTGCTGGTATTGAAGGAATGCCCACAACGGACAGAAGAGCAAGGGACGAGCTGGAGCGGCTAAGCGCAGGTAAGGATGGAGTTAAACGTAAGCGGTCAGGTACCAAAGCATTCGAATATCACGCATCGATCCTTCCTCAGTACGTTTTAGACGAGCTTGAAAAAAGAGGCCTTTTCCCAGATGGGGTTCATGTTGAGCATCAATCCCCTTCCAGCACACCCTATGAGCAACCCAAGATCACGCTGACTGGCGTCAATGAGAATGCAACGGTTTATTCTGCGTTTCTGGATGAGTTTGCGTTGATACCTGGCTACCGAGTGCAGGTATCAGCAGGCCACGGCAGCCTGACGCAGGGCGAGCTGGAGCCGTGCAGGCATTTGGCATTTCGCCGTAAGTGGCTGAGATGGCGCGGGTTTGACGAGAAAGAGCTGGCGATCGTTTGGAGCAAAGGCGACAGCATGGAGCCCACCATCAGCAACAACGACACCCTGGTAGTGCATCTTGGCCGAACGCGGCCGGTTGATGGCCACATCTACGTGGTGCGCAACGATGACCAGCTATGGGTCAAGCGTCTGCAGGTGCTGCCGAGCGCCTGGCTGCTCCTGAGCGACAACAAGCACTACCAGCCGATCGAGGTACCGAAGGACGAGCAGCATACCTTTGAGGTGATCGGCCAGGTTGTTCACATTGCACATGACATAGGGGAGTGAGATGGAGAATAGAATAGAGAGAGCGAAGCAACAATGGCAAAGAATTCAACGTACTAAGCGCGCATTGCCATACCTGCTGTATACGCTTGGCCCTAGCAAGGTTCCTTGCCATCCTCAGTGGGATGGCGTGGTGCTGCCTATTGATGATCCATGGTGGGAAACGCACTTCCCGCCCAACAGTGATGAATGCAAGTGTGGTGTTCGGCAGATCTCAAAGCATGAATATCAGAAGCTGCTGGCATCAGGCAGTGTAAAGACCAAGGTTTAA